ATGGTGGAACAGCAGTAAATGTAGCAGAACCAGCTGTAGTTGGTGTATCTGACAAAGACATCGACCACTGACTAGTCTCTTGGTCAAACTGTACGTTAGAAACTGTAGTGTTAGCAGCAAGAGCACCAGTTCCAGTAGCAGTAATTGGAGAACCAGCTACAAGATTTAATGCATCAGTTGCTGTAATATTAACTTGTCCAACTGGATTTCCATCTTCCGTATCAATTGTCGCACTGAAAGTATATGGAGTTGGTAAAGTTAAAACATCACCAAGTGTATATCCAGTTCCATAACCAGCAATAGTAAAATTCTCAGTGTCAACAGATCCAGGATTGTTGTTAACTGTAAATACAGCACCAGAACCACCACTAGTTTGTGTTACATCATTCTCATCCTGATATTCCATATCAGCATTGATTGGAACCAGATTATCCGCATTTGAATAACCAGTTCCACTGTTAGTAATGGTTATGATTGTTACCTGTCCTTGGTCTACTGTAACAGACGCAACAGCACCTGTGCCTGTTCCACCCGACAGTCCAACATCATCATAACTACCATCTTCATACCCAGAACCATTTGCAGTGATCGTTCCAGCAATAGGGAGAATAGTAATGTTTGCTGTTGTTCCAGATCCAGTTCCACCTAGTAAATTGACGGCAGAATAAGTTCCTTCTACCATACCAGCACCAGCATTGGTGATGCTACCTAAAAATGACAGAACCTCAACAGTAGCAGCAGCATTTCTACCAGTACCACCTGTTAGAAGAATATCGCTATATGTTCCTGCTTCATATAAAGAACCAACATTGGTTACTGAAATATCGGCAGTTGTTAGAAAATTCTTTTGTACAAAACTATCACCATAAGTTTTGTATCCAGTTGGTGTAAAATCAGCATATTTTTTACCGCCACCAACGACACCAAGAGTTCCTACTTCTACTTTGTAGAGACCTAGGTCTTCATCGTTTGTATATGCTAAACTTGGAGCGGTGATACTACCATCACCCAGTTTTAAGATGCCAGTCGATAGGTCACTACCGCCCTGTGCAACGTTGAAAATTTGTGTACTGATCTCATTAATTTTGACCCTTTGCTGTTCAAAGGTATCAGTACGTGCTACATTAATTGCTGGCATTTTTGATTAACTCGCGCAGAAGGGACTTTATTTCAGAGACTTCATTCTTCAATGTATTTATGTCCTCTAACGCGGAACCTAGCTGCAAAGATTTCCTCCTTGCAGCTATTGCAGAATCGTCCAAATTGATGATGGCACCTGTGTTTTTGTCTCTTACGAGACCATCATGCCCTTCAACCTTGATATGCTTCATGCGCGGAAAATCAGAAGGATGCAACAGCGCGAATGTCTTGGACCTTAGGAGCGAATGCTGGGTCTACGGACTTCATAACAATCTTCACTCCAAACGAAGAGAATTCAGGTAAATCAGAGACACTGTACTTGAATTCTTGATAAGAAGATTGCTTTTCAACAGTGCCAGAGATGCTGTTCTCGCTAGTCGCAAGTTCTAGTACATCTGGTGAACCATCTGTATTGAAGTATACCCAATCAATATCATCGAAGTTCTCCTGACTAGACGCTTTCTTAATTCTGTAAAGAACTCTGATGTTCTCAGTTTCTTTTACATTAACTGTTAGTCTAACATCAATAGATGTTCCAGGATTACTAATACCGATTTCCTTAGTTACATACTTAGCAGCAGAAGAACTGTTCTTGGAAGTATCTTCTGCAACAAAGTCAATACCATTGGAGTATGTCAAAGTTCCTACCTCTAGATAACCAGCTTCTGCAGCAGGTTGATTAGGATATGAAATAATATCACCAACTCTAAAGATATCAGCAACTTGATCTGCAACTACAGAGTTTCTAGCAAACAATGCATTGTCTACAATTCTTCCAGTGTAGTCATTTGCTAGAGGTTGAACATCAGTTCTAACTCTGAGTTCTTGCGTCTTACTGTTCCAGATAACTGCTTTACCAGTAATCTTATTGTCATAAGTCTGAGCAGTATTAGATGGGTTACGTGCAATGATTGTAGCACCATCATCAATATCGAAGAATAGTTCAGATGGATTAGAATCTACAGTAACTGAAGTCTGACTTAGTTGGTTTCCAAGAGTAACAGTTTCTCCTTTTTGGAAGAACTGCTGCGTCTTGACCTTGACATATACAACAGCACCATTTATTCTAGCAATAGTACCAGATGCCTTGGTTGTTTGACCTTGGATAGTCTGGTTTGCTTGGATTTCTGTTCCACCAGCAAGTTGGAATTGGTAGATTGGATAGAACTTAACAACTTGATCTCTTCTACCAAATCTGTCTTCTTTACCAGAAGCATTTTCAATTCTGCTGCTAGAGGTTTTAACAGTAGCATTTCCTAGATCAACTACTGGAGATAGGTGACTTACTGTAGAAGAAATAACCATCTGATACTGCAGAGAACCATCAGTAATATTATTGAGAGTTTCATTAATATCAGAAGCAATCATCTTCTGATTTGTGAAATATTGTGGTTCATTCAAGAATGCTTTCTCAAATTCTGTTTGATCATAAGAGTTGTAATTTGTTGTAGTAGAATCTACAGGGATTACATCAGTTGTCTTAACAGAACAATCCAACTTAGTGCCAGTGAATGTTAGATATCCTACTTGTGGATACAGAGTTTCAAACTTTCTATTGTAAGTGGCATAAACATTATCGCCACCACCAAAAGAGTTTGCAGAAGCATCAGTGACAGAAGTAATATTGTAAGTATCAATACCACTGTTAGTGATTTGGAAGAGTGTGCTATTCAAAGCAGCAGATGTAATACCACCTGTTTCTTTAGCACTTCTGTAGTAAACATAAGATTTACCACTGTCTTCAAAACCATTATCTCTATGAGAAACTTTCAAGATACCATTGTTGTTCTTGAATAGCAACGAATTTGCATTGCTGTTTGCACTAGCATTAGTTTCAAATGGATTTGATTTGAGCAACTCATAACCAAGAGACTTGTTCTTGAGTTTCAGTGTAGCAGGTCTAGTAATATCAAACTCTGCACGATACATCTTGAATTTTAGATCTTCAAAGATGTCTTCCTGCCAACTCTCAGTATTTTGAGACTTATAAACAGAACCTAGAGCAGGTTGTGTAGTGATAACAGTGCTAGTAGCAATATCAGTCTCACCTAGTCTAGACGCCCAGAGTTTGTAGTCAGTAGAATCTGTCTCTACAACTAGAGCATACTCTGTATCATTTTGTAGATATACAGGATAATCAAACTTAAAGTTTGTTGGTGTGGTAGAATTTGTAACACCCTCTCTGTCGATTGCAACACCCATTCTTACTGCAGGTGTGTCAATCTCAATAAAGGTTTGGATTTCACATCCACCTGCACCATTACCAATACCTTTAACAACAACAGAAGGTGGTTCGGTGTAACCAAAACCACTTAGAGAAATCTCAGTGTTGTAAATTTTACCACCAGAAACTTCTACTCTTGCTGTTGCAGTAGAACCACCAGGAAGTTGTGGACTTTCAATAGTTAGAATTGCACTGTCATAATTTTGACCAGGGTTTGTCACCTTGATATCAGACAACTTACCACTGTCTTTTGCAATTGTTAGTTTTAGATTAGTGCCGTCCGTAGCATTTGCTAGTGTGACAGAAGGAATTGATAGATCTTCATTCTGTACAAAAGATTTACCGTTATGGTTGCTAAGAACAACAGTGTATACTTGCTCATTAGTCAGACTATACTTACCAGATGCAGTTGCAACTAGTTCTACATTGTTCTTGTCAAAGATTTGTAGAATAGGACCTGAAGCAGCAGAAGATAAACCAGTTACATTCTCACCTTTGTAAACAGCAACATCACCGTTTGCATAGCACTTGAGGAAAGTGTTTGGTGGTAGTGTTTTCTCGGATCCAGGAACAATATTCTTTCCTGGTTTTTCTGCATCTACATTAGTGATATATGTTTTGATTGGTACATTTGTACTCTTCTTGCTGAAGAATAGATCTAGACCAGTGATAAAGCATCCGCCCTCTAGGTTTTCAACCTTAAAGGTTTGTGCAAGTGGATTAGGTCTTACAGGGTTATCAGTATTGCTTTCGATCAACTGAACACCTTCGTTAGACTTGAAGTAAGAAGGTCTTGTAGATACAATGCTGGAAGGATTTTCTGGTAGGACACCAGTAGCATAATACTTAACTTCAGTGTAGCTATCTACATCTTCTTTTGCTTCATTTGAAGAACTAGATGTAAATCTGAATGTTAGAATACCAGAAGTGATTGATACTTCTTCAGCATCTGTGTCATATCCAACTGTATCGATATCACCAGTCCATGTTGCATTCTCTAGTGGTGGATAACCAGCAGGAAGAATGATTAGACCAGAAGCATTACCATACTCATCAGTTGTGATAGGACCGTTGAATGCAGACAGGGAGTTACCAGCAATACCAGTAAATCTTAGGTCTGGATTTACCCAACGATCAATTTTTCTACCCTCAAGGAATACATACATCCTTGTGTTAGGTTTCATTCTTCTGATTACAAACTTGACAGGAATGCTTCTTGCATAGAATGACAAAGCAGTAGAAACAATATTGCCATTGACTGTCTTAGATTGAACACCCTTACCAATATCATTGTTTTGAGGACTGATGTTGGAAGAACTAGAGATAGCAGCACTTTCTACAGTTGCATTTGCTTGCTGAGTATTGATTTCACCAAGAGAATTAATTGCAGTAAAGGAAGGTGCTGTTCCAACCCAGTTAACAACAAAAGAGTTGTAGATGCTAGAGAACGCTTCCTCAACACTATCTTTTGCTAAGAAAATATTGAATAGAGTTGTGTTTGTATCTACAATGATTGGTTCTTCTTTTTGATCATACCATTGATCAATTGAAGGAGAAACTTCACCATCACCAACGTATTGTAGAACAACGAATGGATTTGGATTGAGTTCTTTAGATGCAGATGGATTACCTAGTAGTTCTAGATCTGTGTATGGTAGAGATACAAGACTTCCTGTTTTCTTATAACCAGAAACTGCTCTCTGATCTTCTCTAGTATTAATTTCTACTAGAGAAATACTATCTTCCTTGGATTGTGGACGCAATACAGACTGTTGAGGATCAATAGCACATACATGATCCAAAGACTTGAGATTGCCTCTATGTGCTTCAAAGTTATCAACAAAGAAACCAGACTTAAATCTGTCTAGACCAACACTATCCTTGACCTGCATATTGAGAGCTTGTTGCTCAAGAATGCTGAGTGTGGTATAATATTCAAGACGTTCAATGCGTTTCTCCAGTTTACCAATATCACGCATTGTGTAGCGTCTATTGTCAACGGGGGTAATTCTTACATCTTTGCTTGTCTTTGTATATGCAGGAATATATGCATAAAAGAGAGCGACTGCATCTTCAATTGGATCTGGCTTTGTTGGGTTCAAAGAAGAATTACCCTCTTTTACAACAAAGTCGCCTTTCTGTGTCAAGAACACACCATCAATACGATCAAGATATTGAACTTGACTGAATGAGAATGTATACTCAAGATTAGAATCGGGAGCAGGGGTGCTAGCAATAACAGATCCATTGCCTGCAAAAGATCCTTCAGATACTTCTAGTAGAGACTTGTCGAGGTAACCTGGGATGATAGCATTGACATCAACCTTAGGTCTGAAGTCAATTACGTTCTTGAGTTCAACATTACCTAGAACTGCAGAGTTGAAAGAAGGAATTTCGTCTTCAGTAACACCTGCTTCATGTAGATAACTGTCAATAGTAACGAAGTCTCCTTGAGATTGCTGGAAGAAATCAAATGCAATGACAAGTTGACCACCAGCAGATTCAAATCCAGGTTTTAGGACAATTCTAGATACCTCATAAATGGTATCTCTCTGACCATCATCAAAAGTATATCTGGATGTTACATCTGTACCAGACACTAGGTTACCAGCAGTATCAACCTCAGGTGGTTGAGATGGAGTGCCTTCGTAAACATATCTGAGTTTAAATACGTCAGAATATGATAGAGTTTCAATAACCTCTGTATCATAATCTGTTCCTCTCAAAGGAATAACACGGTCACCAGATGCAGTAACAACAATTCTCTTGTTTCTTACAGCAGTCTTAAGTCTTGGTTTTGCGTTAGATACTTCTAGAGTTGCAGTCAACTTAAGTTTAGGGAAGTCACCATTGCTAGGAATAGTTCCAAAATAACCTTCGCTCAATGCTAGACTAATAGATCCAGATGTTAGACCACTAGCAGTATCTGTAGCAGAAGTAATAGATACAGAATCTTCAGGAATATAAATGATATCTCCCTTGGCGATGTTAGGTGCATCACCTGGGTCAAGTACAGTTACGATATAATTTGCTTCAGTAAATGCAGCAAATCTTTGTGTACCAAATGGCAACTGTGCAGCAAATGTAATTAGACCACCACTAGAAGAAGCAGTAGTAACAAAATCTCTACGGAAGTAATACTTAATCTTAGTATCGTCACCACCAGCAGAGATCTTTTCTACTTGTTTGCTACCTGTTGGGAACAATAGTGTGCCACTTGTAGTATTGACACTCTTTGGACGCAATCTTACAATACTTGTGTTAGTAACATTGCCAGGAAGAGCAGTATCTAGATAAATTCTAGTCTTAGCAGATCCAGCAGGAGTTGTAGCATATTCTACTACAGCTCTGACTAGATTATTGTCATCATCAGAGAACTGAACAAGATCACCAGGAAGAAGTAGACCAGCAGCGTTTGCACTGAAACTTGTAGATTCTACAAACATCGTGCCTTTAGTTCCAAAGAACGTAAAGTCTGTTACATTAGAAATCTCAGAGTATTCCTGATTATCTACTACTAGATCACCACTAAACTTGTTACCACCACCAGATCCATAAGAAGAACCAATAGACTTAACATTATTTGGTGTGTATGTTGTTACACTATTTCTGAATAGAACTGCACGAACTTCAGCAGCACCAGAACTATCACCAGAACCAGCAATTACAACCTCAGGTGGTTGAGAGAACTCAACATTTCTTAGAGCGTTTCTGTTATTGATGTCAACTTTATAGACAGCAGAACCATATACAACTGCTTCTAGTTTAGAAGAATCGTAAGTAACACCATTCAATTGAACAGTTGCACCGCTAGTATATCCAGATCCTCTCTTAAGAGTGATGAAGTGGGAAATAGTATTGTCTTTTGCAACTTTTACAGTCTCACCACTTTCAGATCTAATTGTTTCACCAGATTTAAATTCACCAGATAATGTCTTAACGAAGAGTTGATTATCTGTAGAATATACACCAGATGCTGTACCTTCAATAACACCATAAGCACCACTGTCTAGACCGAAGATATATTTACCTTCTTCAAATGCAGTAGGAGTTGGTTCAGATTCTAGTAGGATCTTCGTAAAGAACTGAGGATCAAAATAAGCAAATTTGAAAATACTGTTATATGTCGCTGCACCACCTGCAAGACGACCTTTAGATAGAATGATATCGCTATCAGAATTGAAACCAGCACCTCTTTGCTCTAGTGAGAAGTTGCTTGGTTTTACCTTACCAATAACAGGTGTGATAGAATTTCTATAGTCTACGATCTCACCCCAGTATGGGAATGGATCTGCTTGTGATAGTGCATCACTTTCACTGAGGAATAGTGTTCTCTTCTTAGTAGGATCACTATCATCATAATCAATTAGAAGATTTTCAATCTCTGCCTTGTTACCAAACACCGTCAATTCCAAGAACTGCTGGTTTACGTTGCTATCAATGCCTGGTCTGTTGATTGTAGCAAAAGATAGTGTTTTTACAGAACCAACACTCTGACCAAAACCATTATCAAGTCTTGTCTTAATGAAATAGATTTCACCATAATTGCTTTGGAAGTTTGCATCAGTGATGGAACCTAGTGTTGGTTGACCATTCAAACCATTTACTTTGATAGTAATAGTTCTGATTGCATCATTTGGAGTGAAAGAAAGACCTCTTCTAGCAATAGTTTGTCTGTGATCTGTTGATCCCTCAGTTCCATTTAGACCGATAGATCCATCTGTGAATGTTTGATATAAGAATACATCAGGATATGCAGTTAGATCAGAACCTTCTTTGTTTAGAGGAATACTGCCATATACATTAGTAACGTTGAGAGATGGCAAACCTCTTGTTTTGAGAGTTACATTGTCGGTAGAAAGACTTTCTCTTGCTTTGTTAATCTCAAGATACTTAGTCTCTTTATTGACAATTTCATATCCTTTGACATATGCCTTACCAGGACCAATGCTAGCAACCATTTTTCTGGAAGCTTCACTAGCAGTGTATCCATTGTATAGACCAAACTCATCAGCACCATAGATGCCTTTGTTGTTGTCTTTCTGCGCCCACTCGCGCATATCAACACTAAAGTTATCAACAACATAATCACCACTCTCATCAAATGTCCTACGAGCAAGTGTTTGCTCAAGAACACTAAAGTCAGATGGTGATACTTTTCTTTGTACAACTCCTCTCTTAACTGTGAGTAGTTGAATAAAATTCTTATCAGTGATTGCACCAAGTGCAAACTCTTTAATTTCTAGACCAATCTTTAGTCTATGTGCTCCAGGTGCGGTGTAGTTGGAAGATCCAATTGCATTATCATATAGAGATACATCTGCTTCAGGTGTTACAATCTCTTCTTTAATTGTAAATCCAACTTTTGCGGAGGGTTTGTCGTAATATTCGTCGATAACGAGGAGTTGCTCATCGTTACGAACAAAATAACCATTGACAAAATAGATACCTTCTTCTACTTTTACAGCAGAACCAAATCCCATTGCAGGACTTTCTAGAGATGTTATTTCTCCAGTATCAGGATTAGTAACATCAATGCTAGTTGGGAGGACGCTACCGTCCGTTCCAACGACTAGAAGGGGTGTATTGATACCATCTACTACCTCTAGCGTCTCACCCTGTCTAAACGTGGGTTCTGTGTTAGAATTACCACTGTTTAGATAACTAACAAAAATAGTATCAGCGGTTGCTTCTGTTGCTAGTTTTGTAGCAAGTACATTCGCTAAAACGCCAGAAGTCAAACCTCTTAACTGCTGACCGACTAGTTGCGAAATATCATACTTTTTGTATACTAGACTATCTCCTTCTGAAATTGCAACTTCAGAAACAGAAGACAACTTAACGTAGTCTAATTTCGTATTAAGACCTACCTCACCAGGGATTACCTGTTCGCCCTGCTTGAATGCATATTTACCAAAACTCTCCAATTGATTTTGGAGAATTGATTGTACTTGGGTTAATTCCCTACCTTGGATCGAGTAACCAGGACGGAATAGAATCTTATAAAAATTCTTACTCGCGTCAAAGTCCTCATAATAAGGATTTACATTGAGGTTAGTCTTCTGTGGCATTGTACTCCGCCAAATCGCTAGTATCTAGTCCCTAGTATTTAGTAGAGTTAAAAAAAATCCCCCGAGTGATCGGGGGACTTAATAATATGTATTTTAATCAGAATTCGATAACAAGTTTGATATCTTCAATCTGGTCAGGAGCACGAGTGATTAGTCTTCTGTTTTCAACGTAGATGATCTCACCAGAGTTATTCTTGATTTCAGCAGGTGCAAGACCAGAAGCGAAAGTAGAACCAACTAGGGAACCAGAGTAACCAGTTTGTACGCTACCAGAAGCAGTAGAACTTTCACCAGTAATTGGGTTTGCAGAAGATGCAAATGGTCTTACAACACCAGCATCGAGGTGTGCATCATTGGTTTGGATGTACTTAAGAACACCAGCGGTTGTAGAACC